GGCCCCGGGAAGGGGCCAGCATGTTTAGTTCCAGGCAGAGTCTGCTAAAGCTCCGCTGGAAGCCTGGTTTAGAATGTCTAGGTATTCGGTCTCTGTGAACTTCAGGACCGTGGTTAGGAAGTGATGGCGTTCCTGCTGCGTCACCGGGATGGGCGCCTGTAGATACTTGACGGCGTTTGCCCGTGCTTCTTCCCGCTTCGCGCCACCAGGAAGGTATTCCGGTTTGATCTTTTTGTCTTTCATATGTTCTCCTGTGTTTGTTATGCATCCTACATTATCCTATATCTGAGCTCATGTCAACTGCGACAATTTGTCGCAGCTTGCTGCTTGACGCTTGTAGCTTGCTGCTTGAAGCTTGTGGCTGGAACTGGTGGGCGCGCGGCCAGGTATAAGGACCGCGCCTTTAGTGTTTCCCATATGCAACATTTTTAACGTTAGGATCCCAGCACGCCCTGCATGACATGCACTTGTTATCTTGATCTGGAGCTGGGCAGGTTCTGCCTGTAGTCACAACCGTGGAGGTGTGAGACCAAGAAGCAGCGGCTTCTTGATCAACCATCGGCATGCTAAAACGAATTACTAAATTTTTTGGAGCTCTAGACAGGTATGGTTTGACCCATGCTTCACGTGTAGGAAGCCAGTGATTAACATCCGGCGTAAGGCGTGCGACGGCGAATATCTTTGCTAAATGCTTCAGACTCTGTATGTCCCCTGAATCGTGCCATCTAAAATATTTTGACTTGTGGCGTAATATCTGAGCCGCCATTGCTTTAACCCATAAAGGGTTTTTAATAGCTGCCAGCCGTTTGTATTGTGCATCCTGTACATTAGGAAAAACATAGCAACCCTTGAGAGCGTAACAGTTGTAACAAGTTGACCCCTTCACCTGCTGCAGCTTCGATCCTGTTTTGCATTCTTTTGCAGGTATACCGTACGCCCAGCCTGGCATCTTAGAAGGTTTTGATAGTGTGCCTGTTATATTATCTAATTCTGAAACTTTCATAAATTTGTATTATTATATTTTTAATTTTTGTCCATGCGTCATTATGTCGCAGCTTGCCGCTTGTAGCTTGCTGCTTGTCGCTTGCAGCTTGTGGCCGGAAATGTTCATCGAAGGCCAGCAGCTGGTCCCGGTTTATTTCTTTAACCATATACTCCACCACAATGTAAACAGGATGCATGCAAGAAGCAGGTCTGTTAAAGGCATATCAAATATCATAACTTTCTCCTATTAGTTGTCCCCTGGGACTGGTTAACCAATTTACAAGGCCGCGTGTCCCAGAGGTTGTTCTTAAACCATCGTTCTTAATCCGCTAAGATTAAATTTGCTGTTTCGTTTTAGTAATAACGCATTTGTTATTTAAAAAAACAATTCATAAGAACTATATCCTATATAATCCTATTGACATTAAAGTCAAGGTATGAAATAAAATAATTCTAAACAAACATAAAGGTATAATATGACACAAAACAAAACACGACTAAATACTGATATAAGAAAAAAAATTGGTGGTTTAATCTTATCTCATTTTGAGAACGAGAAAACTACTGAACTTGAAAACTTTAAATCAGCAAAAGAGGATATTGATGTTGCTTATAGTAGAGCATTTAAGTTAGCGACTGCTGTTGTGCAACGAGCATATCCTAAAGATGATGTTGCAACACTACAAGCATTTAAAAAGAAATATGGAAATGCGTGTGATGTTGTGGCTAAAGACAGTTGCTTTTATTTCGCTAAAATAGAAAAGGAAACTGATGATGTAAAAGCAAACGATACCAATGCCGAACACTTTGATTTCAAATTGGACGCAACATTAAGAGGACGATTTGAAGATATGGATTTCGGTGTTGCATACTATCGAGATGAGTTAAAAGCTGTTGGAATAAATCCTGAAATTACTATCCAACAGAAAGCACAAGACAATAGGGACAATCCACATTGGACACAAGAGAGAGAAAAGATTAGAAAATTTCTTGGCTACAATGATGACAATGGATTGTATGAACAATGGAAAAATAAATTTTCTCTTGATGTAATTGGTACAAGTTATTGTCGTTCAAGAACTATACCTTGTTCAATTAGTGAGTTTAATGAAATGAAAGTTTTTAAACTTGCTAGAGAAAGTTTTGTTAATGCACATTACAATTGGGCTGAAAGCATATTTAAAGATATGAGAGATATTACTAATGCTCTTAAAGATTATAAATATGTTAAGGACGCAATTGATTTGTGTGGTGCATTGGGATTAAATGTTAATGAAAATGAATTGCAAAGAACTGCTGGTGTTTCATTAACCATTTATCAACCAGAAAACTTGGCAAACCTTATTAAATCAAGACGAGCTAAACAGGATAATAAATCAGTTATTGCTCAGTTTAAAAAGGCAAGACAAGCACAAGCTGCAGTAAATTAATTGTTTGACACAATAGGGGATATTGTAGTAATATCCCCTATATAAACAAATCAGAAAGATAGAGGTATAAAATGGTAGACTTAAAAATAGGCGAAAAATTTACAATTACATACTTTGCTAAAAAGTATGGCAAGTTTATAACTCGTGCTGGGTTATGGACTGAACAATCTAAACAATGGTTATCTAAAAAGAATGAAAGTCTTTTTACTTATTATGATTTAGATAATGAGGGATATAGAACTGCAAGTGGCGATTTTATGTTATGGAAAAGAAAGGATAATTAAAAATGGCTAAACATATTTGTCAGGGACCTAATTGTCATACATACGATACTCAGTCCAGAATAAGAGGACCAAAAGGCTCTAAAGTTTTACGAACTCGCAATGCGAGATACGATAATATTTTACAAAAGAAACATCCTTGGTTAAAGAATTGGGAATATTTCTTTTGCGATGAGCGCTGTATGAATGATTGGTTAGATATACATATGGTGCAGTTAATAAGCTTTGTTGGACTTAAAACTAAACCAAGCGAAACCCCTGTAGATATAGTTGAAACAGTCCACCAAAATTGGCAAGGACAAAATTATACTCGTACAACTATAAAGTTATTGAATGAGGCACCAGAAAATTATACAGTTGAGATATAACTAAATAGAAAGGATGACAATGACTAAACCACTACATGTAATAAACTGGCAAGGCAAAGAGTATCGCATTCCATTTGATGTTGATTTAAATCTTGACCCAAAAGAAAAACTAATTGATGTACCTAATATGTACAGCGGTGTAACTGCAAGCCTACCTTGGTTCGCTGTTGCTGTGTATGATATGATTAAAGGTGCAGAACTAACTGAGGATTATAATCTCATGCAGAAAGGATTGAGTTGGTTCTCTAAACATTTTCCTAACGAATACATGACACTACTAGACTGAGTCTAGTCGCATGCTGCCAGCTATCTGCGACAGGTAGCTGGTGGCTTCTCTTTATAAACAATAGAGAGAGGTCCCAAACCCTTTCCAAACTATTAAATCTTCCTATTAAGTTGATACACCTTTTTTTAAAGGGGTCCCTCGGCTGGCGACTTTAGACCTTGATTTACTCATTTATAAGCTGTAAATAGTTTAAAGGTTCCAAAATTGATCCTAAAAAATTTTGCAGAAAATTTTTATGAATGACCTTTTAGAAAAGTTAAATAGATTACCACCTGATATCAAAGAAGAATTTATAAAGGCTGGATTACTTGCAAAACAAAAACGTGGAATAGAAAAAGCACAATCTGATTTCATGACCTTTGTTAAAAAGGTTTGGCCTGAGTTTATAGAAGGATCTCATCACAAAAAAATTGCAGAAAAATTTAATTTAATTGCAGAAGGTAAAATTAAAAGATTAATTATTAATATGCCACCTCGACATACAAAGTCTGAGTTTGCATCCTTCCTGCTGCCAGCTTGGATGATCGGGCGTAAACCTAATTTAAAAATAATTCAATCTACTCACACCACAGAACTTGCTGTACGATTTGGTCGTAAAGCTAAAACTCTAATGGACATGCCTGAATACAAAGAAATATTTTTAACTAGATTAAGAGAAGATAGTCAGGCCGCCGGTAAATGGGAAACAGAACAAGGTGGTGAGTATTATGCTGCAGGTGTCGGATCTGCTATTACTGGTCGAGGTGCAGATTTACTTATCATAGATGATCCACATTCTGAACAGGATGCATTAAATGTTGATGCGCTCGAGCGCGCGTATGAGTGGTATACATCAGGTCCCCGTCAGCGATTACAACCTGGTGGTGCCATTGTTCTTGTTATGACAAGATGGAATACAAAAGATTTAACAGGCAGCTTGCTGCGGGAGACCGGGAACATTAAATCTGATAAATGGGAACTAATAGAATTTCCTGCGATACTTCCAAGTGGTAACCCTGTTTGGCCAGAGTATTGGAAGTTAGAAGAATTAGAAGGTGTCAAAGCTTCATTATCAATTCAGAAATGGAATGCACAATGGATGCAAAATCCAACATCAGAAGAAGGTGCAATTATAAAACGTGAGTGGTGGAGGAAGTGGGATAAAGATTATATTCCACCATTAGAACATGTCATACAATCTTATGATACTGCATTTATGAAAAAGACATCTGCAGATTACTCTGCAATAACTACGTGGGGTGTTTTCTATAGTGATGAAGACTCAGGACCTCAACTTATTTTATTAGATGCAATTAAAGATCGTTTTGAATTTCCTGAGCTTCGACGTGTAGCATATCAACAATATCAGTATTGGCAACCAGAATCTGTATTAGTTGAAGCAAAAGCATCAGGGCTTCCATTAACTTATGAATTGCGTAAAATGGGCATTCCTGTTATAAACTTCACACCATCAAAAGGCAACGATAAGCATAGTAGAGTTAATGCTGTCGCACCTCTATTTGAGTCCGGACAAATATGGGCGCCAACTCATAAAGATTTTGCCCAAGAGGTTATTGAGGAATGTGCAGCTTTTCCTTATGGAGACTATGATGACTTGGTAGACTCTATGACTCAAGCTGTAATGAGATTTAGACAAGGTGGCTTTGTAGAACATCCTGAGGACTATAAAGATGAAGCTTTGAATAAACGTAAAAGGAATTATTATTAATGAATAAAACTTTAGAGCTTTTAAAACTGTTTGAAAAGTTTGGTGTTAAACCAGGCAAGATTATAGGAGCAGGCGACAGGAATGTAGTTCCAATTAAAAAACCAATTTTATCTAAACCACTAAATAGAAGTTATATCCTTGAAGATGTTGAGGAAGGAAAGATTGGAATCAATACTGTTAAAAATGAAATTGAAGATATTGCTCCTTTGTTTTTTCAAAAACAATTAAATGATGTCGAGATTAATAATTTAATTAGTAATTTAAATTATTTAGATAGATTACTTAATCCAACTAACATTGTAGACATTGCAACTAAACAACCGGTTAAAGGTTTAGAATCTTTACGACCAACAATTGCAGGTGAATTAAAAACAGCTGGTAAACAATTAGAAGAAGCTGGAAAACAATTAGAAGAAACTAAACCAAATCTTGGTGAAATTATAAAAGATTTTACACAAGGGCAAAGAGCAATGCAAGAAGCAGAGAAAGCTGGTTACGTTAGAGCAACGGTTAGAGAAATTATGAGAGAAGATATTAAAGCTGGAAAATTAAAACTTCCAAAAGAAACAGAAGATCAAATTATGCAAGGACTTGGGGAACCAATAGATGTTTGGAGAAGAGTTTATGGTGAAGGAGCTTTAGAACAAATTGATAGTATTGCAGAGGATCTTTCAAAACTTAGAACAGAAATGGATGCTGCTAAACTTGCAAGATCTAAATTTAAATTTGAACCAGATATAGAAAGACTTCCTGGATCTTACACTCCAGAAGAGGATCCTTCCAAAATTAAAAATATTAAATTAGAAATGGATAAAAGAAAAAGTATTGATGATTTAATTGATGAATATAATGCAAACCAAGATAAATTATTATTAACTGATGAAGAAGGTGGTACTGCAATAGGTTATGATGAGTTTAGAAAATTACAAGAAAGAAATAAACAAATTGCAGATGCTTTAGAAAATAAAGGAATATCTTCTAAGATAGAAGAAGAAGTTAAACCAGAAGGAATTGTTATTCCATTTAAGAAAAAAATTACAGAGCCAGAAGAATTTGCTGATGGTGGAATTACTAGAACAAAATTTGCAGCAGGTGGAAGAGGTAAAAAAATTTTAAATATAATTAAAAAAGCAAATAAAGAGCTTAAAGGTAAAAAGTCTATGGAAACTTTTGATCTTAAAACTGGAGAAGTAATTCCTACTAAAGAACCAATCATGACAGCAGAAAGTAAATCAAGAAAACTTACCAAAGATGAAATTGCAGACTACGAAGAACAATTAGGAGATGCTGAAACTTGGTTGTTAGAAGGAACTGTTAAAGAAGCAGAAGAGGCTTTAAAAAGAAGTAAAGCTGAAGAAGCATATTATCGTACACAATATAAACTTGGTAAACTAGATCCTGCTCCCGGTGAACAAACTGAAGCTAGAATGAAATTTTTACAAAAAAAACTTGAAGAAGCACAAATGACAATGGACAGAAGATTAATTACTCCAAAAGAAGTAGAGGAATTAATGGAATTAGAATCTAGATTTATTTATAAAAAAGGAGACGACATCACTGAAGAAAATTTTGGTAGTAGTCCATTTGCACCTAGTCAAGAAACTTTAGATAATTTAAAAAAAGCAAGAGAAATGACTAAAGGAATGAGTCTACAAGAAGAAATGAATATGATTTTAAATCAATATGACAAATCAATGTTTATAAAGAATGAGCAAGGAAGGGTAGATGTAACTAACCCAGAAAACGTACGAAAGATGGCATTACTTTTAAAAAGAGATCATCCTGAATTTTACAGAAAACTTGAAAGTCAAGTTCAAACTAATGTTTTAGAAGACTTTGATATTACAGGAAGAAAACCAAATGCAAATGGTGGACTAAATTACTTAATGGGATTTTAAATGGGTATCGGCTCTTATAAAGAAGCAGAAAGATATCGTATGCGTACGAATAAAAATTTAACAAGAAGTTTTTATTTAGACACAAGACGAACCTTAGATGAAGAACCTTTTGCCTGGGAACAAACGCAAGACGCCGGCATCATGCAGCCGGAAGCTGTGCAAGGATTTGCGGAGGGTGGATTAGTTAAATTACCAGATGGTAGATATCAGTACAGAGCATATAGATCTGGAAAACAAACAAAAAGAATTTTTAATACAAAAAAAGAAGCTGTAGAATTTCAAAAACAATTTGAAACTGAGAATCCAAAAAAACCTAGTATTATTGAACTTCAAGGGACTAAAGAAGAATTATTGAAAGATAAAAATTTTTTAAATGATTTAAAATCTTTAGACAAAGATATTAAATTAGCAGAAAAAAAAGGATATGTTAATATAGCAAGACTTAGAGATAAGTATGCAGAAGGTCGTGGATATTATCAAGTTGAAGAAATAAAAAAAAGATTACAAAATTTATCTGAAAAAGTTTACACTGTTAAAAATCCAAATTTAGAAAAAGCAGTAGATGAATATATTTCTATTGCTAAAGGTAGAGATTTAAATAGAGGAGAAGTTACAAAAATTGTTAAAAAGAATAATGTTCCAAATACTGGGATGTTATATAAAACTTTAGAGGAAGTAGATGCACTTCGAGAAATACCAATAGATTCTGATTTAGCTAAATCAAATAAAGCTAATGCTTTAAGAGAAATACAAAAAGAGTTTACTGATTTAACATACGAAACTTATACAGGTAAATAAAGAGTAAGAGGAACAAACACTGTTAATCTTTCTCATATGGATGATAAATATACTCAATATGTTACTACTAATAATTTAGGATATGCACCAAGAGATGTAAATGCAGAATTATTAAAACCTTTTGATGAGGCAATGCATAATATTTATTTAGAAAGAGAAAAACTATTAAAAGATAAACCCCCTGGTTTTGAAATAGAATTAGAAAAATTAAATCAAAGAGGAATTAGTTTAGCAGATAGATCTCAAGGATTTAAAAATTTTAATGTGGTACAACCAGACGGAAGTTCTTATTCTTATACTCCTGATATTAAAAAAACCATCGACCCTGCTGATTTACTAAAAGGTAAAAAAATACAAGAATTAACAGAAGCAGATAAACAACTTATTAATTTAAATAAAGGAGCAGCTTACGCTTATAGTCAAGAAGTAGATCCAAAAATATTGGAAGAATTAAAAGGTCAATCAACCGAGTTATTAAACAGGTTAGGATGTGGAGAAAAATATGCAGATGGTGGAAGAATAAAATTTGGTGAAGGTTCTAACTGTTTTAACAAAGGACTTGCTAAAATTGAATCAGGTAAATTAAATAAAGGTGAATTAAATTTAGTTAAAAATTTTGTTAATAAAATTCCAGCTCCAATAAAAGCTGTTGGAAAAGTATTTGGAATAGGAGATGTTATTTTAGAAACAATACTTGCAGCTCCTGATGTATTACAAGGAGACATAGAAGCAGCTAAAAGAGGATCTATTTTTGGATTATTTGGATATGGTAAAGAATTAGATGAAGAAATATTAGAACAAGCAAAAAATAAAGAATCAGTTCAAAGAGCTATACAAAATCTTAAATTAACCCCTGAACTTAGAAATTTAATGGAAGAGAAAAAAGGTATAGAGCAAGGATTGAAAAAAGGAGTTGGAGAATTTCAACCAGTTTTAATCCAAAATTTAGATAGAATTAATAATAGAATAAAAGAAATAAATGATTATTTAAGTAAAAATCAATATCTTGAAGAAGATGAGACGAATTTTCTTAACACCGCATTTGATTTAGCAAAAGCAAAAGCAAAAAAAGCAGAAGAAATGTTTGGTCCAAGATTTAAAGAAGCACAAGGTCCAACATTAGAACAAACATTATTTAAAAAAATATTAGATGAAGAAGGTTATTCAGAACTCATTCCAGAAGAATCAAAACAAAAAGTAGCAGGTACTTATACTCCAATTGAAATTCCAGAAATTCAAGCACCAGATGATAGTATGAGACAAGGTTTTAAAAAAGGAGGAATATCTAGAAGAGACATTTTAGCATTACTGACAGGAGCTGCAGCAGCACCTGAGTTAATTAAAGCTGTAAAAGGAACAAAGAAAGCTGCACAAACAGCAAGAGTTGCATCTAAAATTAAATTTGAAAAAGCACAAGGAATGTATGAATGGTTTCCAGATCTTGTTGAAAAAATAAAAGTAAAAGGAAAACCTTTTGAAGAAAAAGATTTAATAATGGAAGCATCTTATAAACACGAAGCAAAAGGATATGGAGGACTCCCAAAAGGAATAGAAAAATTAACTAAACACGTTGATGGTGATACAACATTTATTTTAAGAGAATATCCAGATCAAAGAATTGCAGTTGATATTTTTTCACCTAGAAATCAAGGAGGATTGGATATGCCTGTAACTCTTTACTACAGACCTACAATGAAATTAAAATATTATAGTAAAGAAATGGTAGAGCCTGCTGAATTTAAAGTATTAGAAAAAGAACCTAGATATTTTGCAAATGGACCAGATGATGTAGATATTGAACTAAGTGAAGCAAGAAAAGTACCGGGTAAAGATGTTGTATATGGAGATGTAGAAGCTGCTGAAAGATTTGCAACAGGAAAAATTAAAAATAGAAATGTTATACCTGTTAAACAAATGAGAAGAGATCAAATGATAGATGAACCAGTGGATTTTATTGAAGAAACATCCCCTTACGGACCTGATACATATTAAATGATTAAATTTAAAAAATTAACAACCACAGTACCACCCAAATCAGGACCTACCCCACAAGGCTTGAATATTAACTATAATACTGTTACAACAGTTAAATCGGAGAAAATTAATGGCAGAAATAGACAAGGGTCTAATCCCAAACATAGGTAGTTCTTTAACTCCTGAACAGGAGATAGAACAAGTCGTAGCCGAAACAGAAACAGTTTCATCTAGTCCTACTGAAGTTACAGAGAACGAAGATGGAAGTGTTGATATAAATTTTGACCCAAAGGCAAAAGCAGAAGGTGCTGCATTAGAACATAGTGCTAACCTTGCAGAATTTATTGATGAAAATGATTTAAATTTATTAGGCACAGAACTTTATCAAAATTACGAAGACTATAAAAATTCTAGAAGAGATTGGGAACAAGCTTACACTCAAGGTTTAGATTTATTAGGATTTAAATACGAACAAAGAACAGAACCATTTCAAGGTGCATCAGGTGCAACACATCCTGTTCTTGCAGAAGCTGTTACACAATTTCAAGCATTAGCTTATAAAGAATTATTACCAGCAGAAGGACCGGTGCGAACTCAAGTTGTTGGAGCATCTACTCCTGATACAGAACAACAAGCAGAACGTGTTAAAGAATTTATGAATTATCAAATTATGGATGTCATGAAAGAATATGAACCAGAATTTGATCAAATGTTATTTTATTTACCATTATCAGGATCTACATTTAAAAAAGTTTATTATGATGAAACAATTGGAAGAGCAGTTTCTCAATTTGTACCTGCGGAAGATTTAGTTGTTCCTTATTCAGCAACTTCATTAGAAGACGCAGAAGCAATTGTTCATGTTTTAAAAGTTTCAGGAAATGATTTAAGAAAACAACAAGTTGCAGGTTTTTACAGAGACATAGAATTATTACCATCTGATGATGGCACAACAGAAACAGATGATGTTAAAGATAAAGAGAGACAATTAGAAGGAGTTACAAAAAGTAGTTACAGTGAAGATGTATTTACATTATTAGAATGTCATGTGAATTTAGATTTAGAAGGATTTGAAGATATAGATCCACAGACTGGTGAGCCCACAGGAATTAAACTTCCATATATTGTAACAGTTGAAGAAGGCTCAAGAGAAATTTTATCTATTAGAAGAAACTGGGATGCTCAAGATGTTAAAAAAGAAAAGAAACAATATTTTGTTCACTTTAAATTTTTACCAGGATTTGGCTTTTATGGATTTGGATTAATTCAAATGATTGGTGGACTGTCACGTACTGCAACATCAGCTTTAAGACAATTATTAGACGCCGGAACCCTGTCTAATTTACCAGCAGGATTTAAACAAAGAGGAATTAGAATTAGAGACGACGCTCAATCTATTCAACCAGGTGAATGGAGAGATGTTGATGCCCCAAGCGGTAATTTAAGAGATTCTTTTATGACGTTACCATATAAAGAACCTTCACAAACATTACTTGCTCTTATGGGGGTCGTAGTTCAAGCTGGTCAGCGTTTCGCTTCGATAGCTGACCTTCAAGTAGGGGATGGGAATCAGCAAGCGGCAGTGGGTACGACCGTGGCCTTGCTGGAAAGAGGAAGTAGAACAATGTCTGCAATTCACAAACGAATATATGCAGCGATGAAACAAGAATTTAAATTATTAGCAAATGTTTTTGCTTTGTACCTACCACCTGAATATCCATACAATGTTGTAGGAGGACAAAGAACAATTAAACAAACAGATTTTGATGACAGAGTAGATATTATTCCAGTTGCAGATCCAAATATATTTTCACAAACACAAAGAATTTCTATTGCACAAACAGAATTACAACTTGCAATGTCTAATCCTCAAATTCATAACATGTATGAAGTTTACAGAACAATGTATGAAGCATTAGGTATCAAAGACATTGATAAGATTTTAACGAAACCTCAACCGCCACAACCAAAGGACCCTGCATTAGAACATATTGCTGCTCTTGCAGGGCAACCATTCCAAGCGTTTCCAGGGCAAGATCATAGAGCTCACATTACATCTCATTTAAGTTTTATGGCAACAAACATAGCAAGAAATGCTCCACCATTAATGGCTGCATTAGAAAAAAATATTTTTGAACATATTTCTGTTATGTCACAAGAACAAACTGAAGTTGAATTTAGAAATGAAATGCAACAGCTTCAACAAATGGGATTACAGATACAACAAATGGGTCAACAGAATCCTCAGATAGTTCAACAAATGCAAATTCAAGCTAAAATGCTTGGAGAAAAAATTGAAGCTAGAAAAGCACAATTAATTGCGGAAGCTATGGAAGAATTTTTAAAAGAAGAACAACAAATTACTTCATTATTATCAAATGATCCTATTGCAATGTTAAGATCACGTGAATTAGACCTTCGAGCACAAGAAAATTATAGAAAAGAAGTAGAAGGTAAAGATAGAATCAATCTTGATAAGATGAAAACTATGATGAATCAGTCAACTCAAGATGATAAACTGAAACAAAACGAAGATTTAGCTAAATTAAGAGCAAATACTTCGCTAGAAAAGACAATTTTGGCTGCAAAATTGAAAAAAACTGAAAATTAAGTTTTAAAAATAACAAAAAAGAGGTATAAAAAGCTTATGAAAAATAAAAACAAAAAAATTGGTCAATCTAAAGAAGTAAATCATTCAAAATTTACTGATGCTCAAGGTTATTTAGTTGGTGGAGTTGATGTTGAGATGTCAAATCCAGCTGAATCTCAAAAAGAAGTAGTTCAAGGCCAAGGAAATATTCTTCCAGAAAAGAAAAGAACGGCAACTTGGTACTAAACCATGATTCAAATGTTAGGAGCTGTTGCACCTCTTGCAAAGATCCTATTTAATACAATTGATAAAGCTGTTCCTGATAAAGATTTACAAGAAAAATTAAAAGCTCAATTACAAACACAATTATTACAATCCAATACACAAGAATTACAAGCTGCAGCTAAAATTATTGAAGCTGAAGCAAAAGCAGGATGGTTTGCATCATCTTGGAGACCCTTATTAATGTATGTGTTAATATTTATTTTAGTTTGGAACTATGTTATAGGACCAGTTATAAAAGTATTCACGGGAGCTATTATCTCCTTTGAATTACCTGGTGACGTTTGGACTTTATTGAACGTTGGATTAGGTGGTTATGTGGTGGGTCGTTCTGCTGAATCTGTTGCAAGAACTTTAGCAAATAGACCTGTAAATAAAGAACAAGAAAATGGATAAGGAGTTAACATGAGAAACGATTACGGAATAAGACCAAGAGCAAAATTAAAAAAAGGTAGTTTTCCAGATTTAAATAAAGATGGAAAAATTACTAAAGCAGATATTTTAAAAGGAAGAAAAGTTCCTGGTTTTAAAAAAGGTGGTATGTCAAAAAAAGCCGATATGATGACAAAAGATATGTATACAAAGAAAAAAGGCAAAATGAAGAAGAGTAAAAGATAATGGGTGACATTGCACTTAGAGGACAAGGAAGAGCTCTTTTAAAAAAAGGTAACAAAGCCATAGATATGTCTGAAGAACATGAGAGTATGGAATCTGAAGCTGAAGAAGCTAAGGAGTATGAAATGGAAGAAGAAGGTTATGAAGAAACCGAATCAGGCAAAATGGTAAAGAAGAAAAAAAATAAAAAAAAGAAGAAAAAATAAATGGGTAAATCTAAAAGAAAACAATTTATTGATTTAGCTAGAAAAGGTGGAACAAGACAAGATTTTATTGATCTTGCAGAAGAACTTGATGTTGGACCTAAAAACACAGAAGATGATATTATTGTTCCTATAGAACCACCAGCACAACCAAAACCACCTGGTAAAGCTAAAGGTGGATTGATTAGAGGTTTACCAAAAATTGCATTGAGAGGTTACTAATGGCCAAACTTTGTCCAAGAGGAAAAGCAGCAGCTAAAAGAAAATTTAAAGTTTATCCGAGTGCATATGCAAATATGTATGCATCTGCAGTTTGTTCTGGAAAAATAGTTCCTGGTGGACGTAAGAAAAAAATGGGTGGTGGAAGTATTTCTCAAGAGAGAAAAATGGTATCTAACTATAAACAAGGTGGAGTTGCAAAAGGTTGTGGAGCTGTAATGGAAAATAGAAGAAAGGTTACTAAAAAATATTAATATGGCAAATGGTCTTAGAAAATGGGTTGCAGAAAAATGGGTAGATATTGGATCTAGACGTAAAGATGGTTCTTTTGCTCCTTGTGGAAGATCAAAAGGAGAGAAAAGAAAAGGTTATCCAAAATGTGTACCACTTGCAAAAGCTAGATCAATGTCAGAATCTCAAAGAAGATCTGCTGTAAAAAGAAAAAGAGCAGCAGGAAATACAGGACCTAAACCTACTAATGTTGCAACATTTGCAAATAGAAAAGATATGCGATCAGGAGGATTAGTATAATGGCTGGTGATAAATATTATAAAGCTGAAAAAGCAAGACAAGCTAAATTTAGAGAAGCTGAAAAAAAATTAGATGAAAATTATAAAAAAGTAATACAAGAAGAACTTGATGCTGAAAAATATGCTAGATTATTTCCGGAAGATTCAACACGAGAATATAATCCAGTTGAACATTATAAAGATGGTGGATTAGTAAGTAGAGGACAAGGAAGAGTTATTAAAACTAAAAAAACTAAAATGTATTAATATGGGCGATATTGCATTA